GCCGATACGTCTCCGACAGAATCCTTAATTTGACCAGCGGATCGGATGATTTTATTTGCCATCTCTTGAAACTCAGGCCCAAGAGCCTGCACTTTAAGAGCTAAATTCTGTAATTGAGTTACAGCTCTTTTGGTATTGGCTGAACTTGCAATCCTTTCAAAATCTTTCTCAATGGCTTTTGCAGTCGCTTCAAGTTTACTATTTATTTGATCACCACTTGCGCCCGTTATTTTTACGGCATCTTGAAAACCTTTTTTGAGTTTCTCAATGTCTGCCCCAATAACTATGTTTATTTGTTTGTCTGCCATTATGCCAAAATTTTATCACCATTTTCTAACAATAAAAACTCTGCATTTTCAAGCAAAATTCTATAATCTGTTATGGTAGTGGATGTGTTTAAATTAATAATATAATCTTGCGCAACGTGATAGATACCCTCTTCACCTGCGCTGTCGTCACTCAATAAAACTTCGTTATCGAATTTCACTTGATGAACATAAACTCCGTTAAATGTGCCCGGGCTGATTTGCATTGCCGTTCTTGTTTTATCAGCTATGTCCAAACATGATGCGAGAGTGAGCCCAAAAATATTAACTTGCACCCTTGCAAAATCACTTTTTGAATATCCGCTCTGTGTATTATTCGGAATAAGTGAAACTTGAAAATAAGATATTGCCGGGAACGTTATTGCTTGAGGAAGTCTTAAAGGACTTATGCGACCACTTACAGCCGTATTTAATGCGCTGTTAGATGTTAGTATATTATACGTCGCTGTCAATGATTTCATAGCCGCAATTTATTGTAAATGTCTTTATTTTTCGTTACAAAATCCACAACGTCAACTGGACTAGTTTTCTCCCAACTGAACTGAGATAATTTTTTCGGATCTATTGGCACGCCTTTTTTCCCGTGAGGACTTAAAATTAATGCAGCGAGCCATCGAGTCCGTTCCATTTCTGATCGATAAATCTGCATCTCTTTATTGCGCATACCATCCAGTCTGCACTTAAAATAATATGGGGTTATATTCTCCCACTCACTCGGAGTGATAGACATCTCTCCAAATGCTATGCGATGAATGTCAACCCATCGCAAGGGCTTGCTATTTGATTCCTCAGAGCCTTTTAATCTTGGCTCTTCACTTGAAAAAAATCGGCCACCGCCTTGTTGAATAATTCAACAGCAGGAGCCAACTGCTCAAATGATTCTATAGCGTCTCCTAAATCCTCGGAAGTTTTAAAAGGAAACTCAACGCCATTCTTTTTGCAGCCTGCTTTCATTCCGTGAAATGCGCAGTCTCTGCTAAATTTTAAAGTCTTAATCAATCCCGTATTGTCACCAAATCCAGAAAAATCTTGCATTCCAGAGTCAATCATAACGCTCTCAATGGCGATCATGTTGAAAAACATAGGGTATTTTTTACCGTTTATTTCTAATTCCATGATGCAAATATAATAAAAAAAGGGGACGCAAGCCCCCTAATTTACGGAATATGAAAACACGAAATCTACTTTTATTAAACTGTTCCAACGGTCAACGTGCCACTGCCTTGCAATGAGCAGCTAAAAGTCGACACGTCGTTTACAGGAGCACTCCATGCAAAGTTAGTCAATAAAGCTGAACCAGACAACTTCATGTCGCCTGTTACATTTGAAGTCATAACAACTTGAATCAAAGCACCTGCCACTAGATCAGTGATAATATCTTTTGCAGAATGGCCAGATGCAACAGAGCCGTCCTCTTCAAAGATACCTTCAAAGCTCATTGTCCATGAGTTTAAACCGACTAGAAATTCTTTGTAATTTCCGCCGTCTTTATTTGTCGCGTCAATAGTGTCTTTTGTCATTTCGAAATCAGCACTCGTGCCGTTCGCAATTTTTGTTAATACGCCGCTTACATCTTTATATAAGCTTACAAGCGTGCCGTTTACTAGTCCTGTGGTAGCCATTTGTATATTATTTTATTTTTGTTTATAAGTATCTACTGCAAGTTTAAAGACTTTTTTCACGACATTGGTTACAATTTGTGATTGATATTTATCATATGCAGGCCTAATAAATGGAGCTGCTGTTATGTATCCTCTGTATTGACCGTCTTTTGTATATCTTGGAGCTGTGCCATATTCGAAAGTATGTGAAAGTTGACCTTTGAAAGGCCCATAATAACGAGGGCCAATGAGCACCGTTGTTGGATATTTTTCCTCTTTACGCTCAATAAACCAAAAAGACTCCCTTATGTCCTCTGTTGGTGCGTTTGCTCTTGCATCAATTATTATGCCCATTGATTCCTTTCTGATAATTTGTTTTATTTTATCGTATGAAAGCTCCTTCCCTACATTTTCAAGAAGTTTCATCATGTCATAAATATCACCTGTTTTTTTATAGGATGTATTTCCCGAGATATTTCTTGGCCTTTTCATTGCGTCAATTGAGTCATTAATTTTATATACATATCTCTCTCAATCATTTTAAGAGATATTATATTATAGTTTTGTCCATTAAATACAATGCGATCGTTTACTCCCACAGCAGTGTATCGAATTGTAAAATTCACAACTTGTTTATTCTCTCGAGTGTCTGCATAGACTCCCTCTGTGCCACCATCGGCAGGCTCATAGGTCGACCATGCGTCAGATAGTTTAGTCCACGATTTTAAACGCTCTCCCGTAGTTGAGTTGACGCTAGTTGTATAGCGCCAAATTTCAATCGGTGTATCGAATCGCCCTGCATTCATTATCCGAATACTGAAATTTTAAATTTGTCTAACAAGTGATTCGCTCCGAATGGCATGTCGCTCGAAATAGTTCCGACAATAATATTTTGACGGTTGTCATAATACTGCGCGATCATTAACATACACGCTATTTTCATTGTATCTGGAAAGTCTGCAGGAGAGAATCCCTCAGTAACCTCGACAATATATTTTGTATTGTCATCTGTGAGCGTTGGGGGTAAATTGTTAATAAAAATATTTATACCAAAATCCGAGAGCATATCTGGAGAATCAATCCAGTCCGCTGCAGAAAACTCTGTCAATGCGTTATTTTGATTTACATAATACATTTTTTCAATGTCAATAACTCTGGATGCAACTCTCAAATAATTTCCAATAGTCAACGGCGCTCCATTCAATGGATTCATTAAAGCAGGCTGACCAACAAGTGAATCAAAACCATATCGCACAATTGCCTCTGGAATACTGAACCCAACATAAAAAGAGGCCGCCTCAATAGATGCAGTGATGAGAGTCAATATGTACGAATCGTCAGATGAATGGGTGACTCTTAAATGAGCTTTCGCTTCCGCCACAGATATGTAGTCGGTGTATGCGTTATTCAAAGAAACTATTCTGCGGCCTGTTATCATCTTAGTCGAATTCTGGGTTAATTGGTTTTTTCTTTTTTACTTCCTTAACTTCCTCACAATAGCCCTCTTGAATTAAAATGTCGGCTTGTTTGCTTTCAAGTTCTGCAACGTCCCCAATTGCATAGCATAAATTCAATGCTATTGGATATTTAATAAAAATAACTTTTTTCATAGTTGGCAAATGTGGGCGAGAATTAACCGCCCACACTTCACACGAAATACGTCGTGCCGTTTATTTTTATGCTACGATGTCCTTACATACGCTGAACGCTTTCGGCTGTAACAAGTTTACATCCATATAAGCATTCAACACCATGTTAGTTAAGCCTGCAGTTGCTCCAGAATATGGATCTACAGTCAACTCCATACCACCCCAAGAAGCTACAGCTAATTTGCTGAAATCTCCGAAGATCATTGCAGACAATGTTGAGCTTGTACCTTTTGACAAGTTGCTTGGAACGTTGGTTGTAGTTGCTAACGGATAGCCGTTCAACTCACCTGCGCCACTTTGTAAAATGAAGTTACCTTCAACGCCACTAGCTTGACGACCTGTAACTTGCAAAGCAGCTTTAACCAATGGGTTGGTTAAATAAGCCTGCCCCATAGCGTTGTTATTTTCAACAGCTTTCATTGCGTTTACAACGTCAGCCCAAACAATTGCAGCTCCGTTTGCGTTGGTGCTGTTTGAACTTGCGCCACCTGCATATATTACGTTTACATTGCTGTTCCCAATAATACCTGTTGGCTCGTTAGATCCACCGCCTTTAATAGCAGCTTTCTCTAATTCAATAGCCATTGCATTGATCAAATATTGACGCACATAAGCATCAATTGAATTTGATGACTGACGCAATAATTGATTAGACACTTGAATGTATGCAGCCAATCTCTTTGGTGAAAAACTGATTTTTGAAAATGCAGGAGATTTCTCAGTCGCAGTTCCGTTTTCAGTATTCCATCCAGCAGCAGGCTGAGTGCTTGCAGTTGGAAGATCTAAGTTTCCTGTCAAGTTATCAAAACGAGTGATTCCTAAACCATTCAAAACGGTTGCAGGCAATAACACGTCAATGATTCCGCCAACATTGGTCTGGATGTTTACACCACCCTCAGAACCCGAAGTTCCGCCTGTAGCTGACATGTCACGTTTGAAAACGTCAGACGGTAATAATACAGAGTGAGCGCTTACGCTTACGCCTGCACGTTGGAACTCGTCAGCAGCTTCTTTGTGCATTTCAAATTCAACACCATCTCTGCGGCCAGTTGTAGCTTGTTCAATCGCTCTTTTAAAAGAGTATTGAGCAGCCATTTTAGAGCGCTCAGTTTTTTCGCTAGTTGAAGCTGCGCCATATACTGGAGCGCTTGCAACTTTCTCAGATGCTCTCATTTGTAATTTCTCAAGAGTTTCAGTCTCAGACGCAATAACGTCTAAACGAGCGTCGATTTCAGAGAAACGATTTTTTTCAGTCTCAGACATTGAACGCGCTTCAACGTTAATGCTGTTTTGAAGGTTGTTCAATTCTTCGATTAAACGTCCTTTTTCTTCTTTCAAAGCTTTGATTTTCATTTATATTTTGTTTTTAGTATTTCAATTTGGTCAGATTCATTCTGTTTTTTTGGTTTGGTATTTTCAAAACTGCGAGCCTCTGCCTCAGTGTCAACGTATGCAGGATATGTCACAGGGCTCACGTCGTAAAGTTCGTCAATTTCTTTAATTATATGCAGCGATAAATCGCCGTATTTTTCAGATTTCTCCCATGATCTATCTTTTACCGTGAAGGCAAATGAACTTTGAGTTATATCGCCCCTCATTATACTGCGAGCAACTTGCATGTGCAATGGATTTTCATAATCTGGAACCCAAGTGTACTCTAAATTCCCGTCTGCGTTTACATATACATTGCAAGTGTTTGCTTTTGTACGCCCAAGGATGCACTCGCTTTCATGGTTAAATAAACAGCGGATGTCATAATCTTTTTTTAACGCGTTGTCGAATGCGCCTCTGAGAATTTTTTCCTCAAAGTATTTTAGATCTGTTGTAACGTCCACAACAGCAGCGATGCCGCCAAATTGCTTTGGCATATTTTCGCCCTCTGCTCTGTAGTTTACACTCCCTAATACTCTAAATGTTTTCATGCCTGTGTATTATTATTGTTTCCGTCGGGATTATTATTTGAATATGCGCTACTCATAAGCTGCTCAATCTTTGCATTCATGTAAGCCTCGAATTGGTCCGCAGGAATCAAATTCGCTTCAACATAGTATTTCTCACCACCCTCGAACCCATTTGCATCCTCGAATGCTCTCGCCTCGTTTGGGCTTAACCATCCGCCTCTTATTCCTTTATTATAAAAATCTGCGCGATCATTTGCAGAGGCTCTCAATAATGAATTGAAATTGAATTTAAAATAAAAAAATGTTTTATCAGTCTCAGTTAGTAACTTTCTGCGAAGTTCCTGCTCTATGTTTATGCAATAACTCATTAAAGTTCTAGAATAAAAGTCTTGATATTCCTGCTCAACGCTTGACTTAATGCCGTCCTTTGCTCCAATCATGCTAGCGGGAACGCCAAAGATTCGAGCAATTTCCTCAGCCGAAAATTGACGAGCTTGAATATATTGAGCCTCTTCAGGTGTCATGGAAAGTTTTTCCATTTCAACTCCATGAGGCAATACAGTACTGCGTTGATTTCCCTCAATTACATCATCCAAAGATTTGCGCAATGGTCCTGCCTGCGCTTGATCAATTTTTGATTGTGATTTTAAAATGAATTTCAATGTTCCATTTTTGTAAACCGCTGCGCTCGATTTGATTGCGGCCAAATCAATGCCCAATGTTTCAGCGTGCATTTGAATTGGTGACTTACCAACTAAAACGCTATCGGTTGAAAGCCCTTTAAAATGAAGCATATCACTTGCTGGAATAATCGAAGGGAAGCCTGGAGCGTTCACTCTATAAAACATCTCACCGTCCATAAGGTAAGCCGAAACTGAATCGCTTACAATTGGATGAATTGCTGTCGCAATGAATCTCTCGTCCCTATTAATCAGAGCGTAAGCGTTACCTTTTAAAACTAATTGCGATGTCATGAAATTCATGAAGTCAAATTTAGTTTGATAAGGGTTTGGCTCGTTTAAAACATAGTTAGAATAATGAGCCACAACTTGACGCTTATTTGTGCCATCGTCGAAATATAATTTAAAAGATAGACTTGAGATAGCGTCTGAAATTACTCTTACGCAAGCATGCACGCTCGCAATACTCATTGCACTATTGGCGTTTACAGCCACCCCGCTAGTCGTTTGGCTTCCAAATAAAGAAGTCAAAGATTGCATAAGCCAGTCAGTCGGAGCCGACAAGCTTGAGCGCTGTTGTGTTTTTGGTTTGAATATGCTTAACAATGAAGCCATGCCACAATATTAAATTACAGATTTATTTTTTTTGTTACAATTTAGGATGAGTGCGCATATACCGGCTCAGCGTCGCACGAAAAACCACATAGCTACTATATTTATTTTTCCCATATTTCTCACGGTACAGGCTCTCACAATATTCGTAAGCCTCGCCGTATGTTTTAAAATTCGGCAATTCGTTATAATAGATTTTTATAAAATCTTCGTGGCTATATATTTGTAAACCATAGTTCTGCATCCTGTACATTTTTAGATTGTTCTTGCATATATGTTCCCAAGGCCATGACTATAGACACAGGCCCATCGACCTTGTCTCCAGACTTGGCTTTGTCAATTTTAATATTAGCAGCTGGATCCTGCCTCAATAAAATATTACTCATCATCCAACGAGTGACGGGGTTACCATCATGTTGTAGCTCTCCAATGTTCACAAGCCTCTCAAGTTCCTTGGTAGGCGCCGACATTGAAACAAAACCCTGTCCAAATGGATACATCGTCATTCCTTCATTCCCTAACTCAATGACTAACTGCGTAGCGTTAAATCTATCAAATGCAATATCTTTAATGTCGTATTGATCCGATAATTCCAAAATCTTTGATTTGATAAATGAATAGTCCGTCACGTTGCCATCTGTCAAATGAATCCAACCTTCATGCGCCCACGTCCTAATAGATACTCCAATTTGATCATTCCTTCTTTGCGCTGCGGCATCTGGGAGCCAATACCAAGTTTTCACTTTGTAGCCGTCCGATGGCCAGATTAAACTGAAAGCACAAAAGTCACCTGTCGACGCCAAATCTAAACCGCCATAACACTCTCCCACAGGATCGACATCGTTTGCACATGCAATCCATTTTTCGTCACTGATCCAAGTTGTGGCAGTGTCTGTCCAAACGTTTAATAACTTCGTTTTAAATTCAACTTGTTTATGTGGCAATTCGCGGGCTTCGTTCAGCCCTTCCTCAAGTTGGCGAGGGTTTACGCTTACGCCCCAATTCGGATTGGCTTTCTGCCAATTGGCTGAGTCCGTCCAATCGTCATTGTCATCCAAACTATAGATCACAGAAAACAAAGCGTCATCGTTTACGCCTTTATTTAAAACCTTAACACAATAGTCTCTATGTTTATAACAGGCCGACTCACGATTGAATCCCGCTGTTGTAATTGTAAATAGCAACGGCTGAGATCTGGCGCCCATTGAATTCCGAATAACGTTATATAGCTCATCGTTACTATGCGCGTGATATTCATCAATACAGCAAAAGTGCGTATTCAACCCATCCTGTTTGCCTGGATTCCATTCGAGAGGCCGATATACGGAAGTGCCAAAATTTATCCTTCTGTTATTAACAGAGTTATAAACATTCACATCGTCTCTAAGCCAGTCTAACTGCTTGCATACTCGAGCACCTTCCGAAAATACCATCATTGCCTGGTCTAGTTTTGTAGCTGCAGAATAAACCTGCGCCCCTTCCTCACCATCGGCAATAAGGCCGTATAACATTATAGCGTTTGAAAATGTCGACTTGCCATTTTTACGAGGGACCTCGACATAAGCCCTCGTAAATCTTCGAGTGCCATCCAATTTTAAAAATCCGAAAATATTAGCAATTATAAAATGCTGCCAAGGTTCTAGCAAAAATTTCTTGTTTGCGTATAAACCGACGGAATGCTCTAATTCCTCGATGAACTGCACAGCGTGCAAATATAAATCATTTTCAAATTTTATATCCTTCCGCTTTAAATCTGCTTTAAATCTTTTGCACGCGTTTACAACGTGTTTGCACGCTGCAATCTTTTTTGAAATTACATCCTCACAGTATTGGATCGCTTTGCTCATC